CTTACCTGTCTCTGGTCTAGCAAATGCTATCATTAAATTACCACCACCAATACCACCTACATTTTCTTTTATAATAGGTATATTAAATTTCCATTTTGTGGTTACACTCAAAGAATCTAAAACCTTACTAACATCGCTAGTTACTGCAGGGACTTTTTCTTCGTCAATACCACGCTTATGTTTTTCTATCATGGTTACTATCTCATTAAAGTTTGCTTCCTTACCATTAAATATTTCTGTGGACTCCACTGCTATTCTCTGTGCAAGATCTCTATCAGATAAGATACGCATAATATCTTTTGCTATCTCTTTACTAGGTTCTTGTACTTCTTTGATGTCCTCTACTAATTCACTAAACTTTTCTTTTGCAGCACGAGTTAATGCAGGATTAAATATGGTAGTGTGTAGAGAATATAACTCATCAACTTTTATATCTTCCTCATATTTTTCGTGTGCTTTTTGTATTGTATCATACAGAGAACTTATATCTCCTGCAAATACTGTTGGAGATAGTGTGCCCTTGTATTGTGTGTAAAATTTTTTATTAAGCATAAGCCTAATCATTTGTTTTTCTATCATCTAACTCCTCCTCTAGTTTTTCTATTTTAAATTTTAGTTTTATTTTATCTAATCTTATATTTTCATTTTCGTTTTTTAATCTTTTGACTTCTGCGTATAAAGCCATTATTTCTTCTGATCTATCTTTATCCATAAAATATCTTTCTTACTTGCTCTGTGTTGTAATATTTTAAGTCATCTTCTAATGGTTTTACTATTACATTATCAAATCCAGATGATCTTAAATCTTTTGCCATGTCATATGCTTTTGTTGTAGCGTCTCTATCTAAACATATATATAAATTTTTATATGGTTTTAAGTGTGACTTCTGTACATCTTTTAATTTTGTACCCATGATAGCTATACCAGTTAATATATTTGATACTGCACACGCAGACGGGCAATCCTCTACAATTACTGCATCACTACACTCACCACATTTGAATGGCACATCTTTATTACCATACATAAACCATTTAGGAAAATCATTTTTATTTAATGCTCTACCCACTGCACCTACTATTTTGTGTGATATTCTATTCTTAACTAAGAACACAACTCTATCTTGCTTTACATCATATTTAAAATCTGCTCTACCCCATGACCAAGACTCCCAACAATTATTATTGGATAGCCAACGCATAGCTTTTTCATTTGAGTATATTGATTGGAAGCTATCTGGTATTTTAAAATTAACATCTTCTATATGTAATTCTTGATTGCCATGAAATACTCTCTCTACATATTGCATATTTTTTTCTCCTTGTTTTTTACCTTTAGCACTACAAGAAGCGTGAAAGCAATACCAATTTAAATTACCCTCTGTTGTATCTACAGAGAAAGTATTTCGCCCACTACAGAATGGACAATCTAATCTTATCTGTGTATCTGATGGAATAAACAATCTCTCCACTACTGCTAGCTGTTGCTTATAATTCAACTGATATTTCCTCGTATGTTATTGAGTATCTATTAGTAGCATAGAAAGAATCTTTTTCTATCTTCATTAGATTGTGATTTAAATATTCAGCTAATTTATTTTCTATCTGTTCGTAAGTTGGTTCTACCTCGAATGGTACTATTGCTGTTGCTTCTATTCCTAGTCCTGTTAGTCTTATTTTGTATTTTTTCATTATCTAATCCCTTATCATAGTTTGTTTTATTTGTCAAGTTATTTTCTTTTTTTATTTTTTTATAGTAGTTTGGGTGCTTAAATTCAAACATGTTTTAATTCTTCCCTTACATATCTTTTTAATTCACTATCTTGTATATTATCTGGTATTGTATTTTTGTAAAATAATTCATAACTATCACTACCATACTTACCTATACCATATAATTTTGTTGCATCATTTCCATCCCACTTAATGTAATCCTCAGACATTCTATATATCCTATTTGCTCTTACATGTTTAAGACCAAGATCACCTAGCATAGATGCTATTGTTTCTCTATCAGACTCTAATAAATCTTCAGCTGTTGGAAATCTCTCGAAGAAAGCAGGTAATAATTTTTTTACTTTTTTTCTTCCTGTCTGATTTAAACAGATAACACCTACCATATGTTGCCAAGCATTTATAACCTGCTGTTGTACCATTAGATCATCACGCATGGCAGATATATTTTTTCTATCTGATTTATTTTTTAATGATTGTTTGTAACTCTCTTTGAGATCTTTTTGTTCCTGTTCAAATCTATCTATCATTAATGCTCCTTGTAGCTTACTTGTTTTATTTCACGACTCCAACAGGCACGACAACTACCACACTCACCATCTTGTTTGTAAGCAGGACATTCTCTACCCACTGCAGGTTTATCTTTGTGTACACCAGAAGTCCACTTCCAAAACTTAGGTGGTGGATTATCTACTTTGATTGCTGATACACGCAAACATAAATTCTTTGGCACATCTTCCTCTTTTATATTTTTTATAAACTGATATTCTCTTGTGGCTAACCAATAGTTTATATGTGGTGTCAACTCACACACCTCAAATATTTTCATAAGATGACCAAAAGATTGTAGATCACCTGCGTCAAACCACCTGTGATAAAGCCTTGATTTATCTAGCTTTTTGTACTTTAATGTCAGTAATTCTGCCATATAATCCACCCACTCTGGAAACTCTATAGCCTTACGTCTTATCTCATGTGCATCAAATACATTCTTGAAAGCATAATGACCTTTTAGTGCATAACATTTATTACATATAGTACCAGGTATCTTTGCTAACTTAGCACCAGTTATACATCTCTTTGCCGATATACCCCACGCATACGAGGGCATCTTACTGGGATTGGATAGTGTGCCTATCTTTTTTTCTATTTCTTTTACCTTCATAATATAATTCCAACAACAAAGCCAATGATAAACCAGACAATCTCTGTCCTGTAATACAATGACCACACACTAATCTTTTTTATTAATGCTTTCATAATATCCTTTCTCACATAAATACTTGTAAAGATTTTTACAAGTCTTTGGTGTTTTATTTCCTAAATTAAAATTACCTATCACTGCTTTTGCAAATGATGTGTAGCCTGTGACTCTTGGATTAGTCATAAGCATTCCATGTTCTGCTTGCATTTTTAATGCACGAAGTAACATATTTTGTTGAAGTGTATAGCCATCTTCAAACACATAAGTTCTTAAATCTGCCATTGATTCTCCTTTGTTTGATTATTTACACTAACACATAAAGTGTGGTATGTCAACTTCTGTGTATCTCGCAAATCTTTTCTTTTCACCTATGTAGTATTGTCTGTATGCAGTAATATAATCCTCATGTTTATATTCATCTGGCATACATTGTGGTGGTGGTGTAAATTTTACACTAGGAAAATTATCTTCAACATTCCATACTCTACCAATACCACGAAGCAAACTAATTATATTAGATGACTTGTGTATTTTTCTATATCTTTTTGTATATTGTTTTCCTAATTCCGTACCAAGCATAAGTGCATAGTTATAATTTTCTATTGAGTCACCAACCCATATTGTCATTGGGTGTTTGGGGTATGCAGGTTTATATAAATAATCATCTAATCCACAATGTCTTTGATATGCAGTTGATAACATCTGTGCAGTTTCTAATATCATTTTTACTACATGCTTATCACAATGATATTTAGCACATACTTTTGGTACTTTGTGTAAATGAAATATATTCATATCTTTTTGTCCAACCTCCTTATTCCAAATCTTAATTGATCTTTTGTTATCTTACCAGTATTATAATTATACTGCAAGTTTTGCCATAGTCTATTTATGTGATCCTTTGTAGTGCCTGCCATATCACACCATAACGCACAGTCTGCACTATCAAACCAATTCTTTGCCCTATCCTGTAATGCAGGACTAGACTCACTATTACTTAATAAACCAAAAGAATCTTCCATCATCACTTGTATTTTAGCGATAGCTAGATTTTCTTCTGGTGTCCTATCTTTTTTTTCTTTTATTGCTTCCATATGTTTTACCTTACTATATTTTATTGTTAAAGTCAATGTGTCGCATTGTTTTTTCTCTCATTTTATGATATAGTGTCCTGTCGTTGCAGGGGGGTTAGTATATACTATTCTGTATCGTCTTTCTCCCATATCTCACCTTTCATATATTTTAACTTCTCTTTTCTTTTTCTTTCTTTTTCTACTTTATTAATTATATAATACGCAATAGTTCCCCCTATTATTAGGGCAAACATATTGAATATAAACATACCAAGTCCGTGATAAAATGTCATAATAAAAAAAGGGCTAGGCAATTTCTCGCCTAACCCCACCCTTTCCTATGTTATGAAGCCAAAGAAGATTGCTGTGCGTTGTACAACATTCTTGCTCTGATCTTCTCCTCTCTGGTAGGTGCTTTGCTACCAATGTTCATGATAGAGTCAACTGCGTCATCAATAGAGATAACCAAGTCCATTCCCATTTTATCTGCTAAAATCTCTGGTGCGATAGTCCAGTTAAACTTTTTAGCAAATTGCTCAACCTGAGAAAACTTAGTCATACTTTTGACTATCTCTTTGAAGCGATCAACTCTTGCCACAACAATCTGTATCCAAGCAGTATGGTGCTTGACTAGATCTTGTTTGGCATGGTGCATCATCTCAAACTTAGCAAACTCAAGTTCAGTACAAGGTATTGCACGGGATCGGCAACCACCACTCCCAATAATATTGAGAGCATACTTGCTTTGCCACTCCTCCATTAAGTTTGGACTACCTTGCTTACCCTCTAAGAAATGAGAGTTATCATTCCTAGCAGTAGCTAACCAAGGATTGCTACGTCTATCGTATCTGTCGGCACCTTTTTCATAGGTGATCTCAGCTTCGATATTGCAATCTGGATTTAGTCCTACTCTTTTCATATCATCACGATACAATGCGTATGCAAAGTTCATGCCATGATTTGCAGTAGAAGAACTATATCTACTTCGAGAGTCGCCATTATAACCACCATCAAGATGAAAAGAAAAATGACCACGCTTTTCTTCCTCATCTCCATACTGATCTAGTTGCATAACACCCTCAACATTCATGAAGAAACAACTATCTTTGCCAGTAGCATTGACAGTATTATATTTTCTCTGAAGTCGCTGAAGTTCTGCAACATCTTCAAGCTGATACTTTCTCTCAACTACCTCTTTCATTACTTTGAAAGACGAGTCAATAGTATCTACAGCATCAACTTTTGACTGCTCGTATGCAGTCTTTTCATCACACTCCATAGACTCACAATGTCTACGGAAGTCTAACACTAAGGACTTACGCTTACCTGCGTTAAGCCTTATTTCTTTTTTATCCATAAGAGTACTCCTTTCTTGTTGGTTAAAAAAAAGACACCACCCAGATGTCTGAGTGATGTCTATATATTATAATATATTGATTGATATGTCAACTAGCCAAGCCAAGTGATACGGCTAGTTCTTTTGCTTGTTCGTCATCTATTGTACGCCAACTATGACCATATGATATTTGCTCTGGTGTTTGTGCTTGATGTTGTGGTATATGTTGGTCGATACCTTTTAATTTATTTATTAAATGGTATCTATCTTGAATTTCTTCTCTCCAATCATACTTATACTCTACATACCAAGCGTCATCTAAAGGTAATATTTGTTTATCAATAAGACCAACAGCAGTTATACAAGTATCTTTATGTTCATTCCACCATACATCACGACAACCCATACTACACCAATACCCATAGTAACCACTAGCTTTATTAGATTGATAATACTTATTACCTTTATTACCACGAATTTGTCCTTGTGTTTTTTTCTGTGGACATTTTTTATTCTGACACCACTCACTCATCTAGTTCTCCTTTAGTCATTAAAGTTTTAAGAGCAGTAAATTTTACCTTATCAAACATCACTATAGTAATGTCTTCATTTACCTCTAACCTATTGATTTTATAGACTTTTTTGCCTACACTAAACCACTTCAATCTCTTAACAGATATGTTTCGTGGTGCTTTTTTGTCTAGGTCATGTGCTAGTATGTACTCGTCTGGATCAGTAGTTCTTTTCTTACCCTTACGTTTGTACATAGTGCCATCAGTTTGTTTCCATGTTGAACGATTTAATAGATCAAACTTGCCAGTTCTGTACTCGCCATTTGTTTTAATAAAACCTGCACGAAACTTTTTGGCTTTTGTTTGAGTCATCAAATCATATAGTAGATCGGAAACTTTACCTACCTCTATATTTACTTGTGTCATTGTACTCCTTGTTGATTGATTAATTTTCAGGGGTGGTGTTGCATTGGTTGTTTTATCGGAATCCTGCATACCACCCCCCCTTGATTGTGATGTAGCTATTGTCAATTATCTGGGGAAAACGGTCGATTTCCTTGCAGTAACTTTAGACTTAGTACAGTGCAAACAAAAAAGGGTAGCCAACTCTCGCTGACTACCCTTTAGTTATAACATACTAGATTGATTATGTCAATCAGTATTTATAGGTTGTACCTCTACTTCTTGAAGTTTTGTTTGTGGAATTGGTGCAGTTGTAGGTATGACCATGTTGTGTCTTACCCAACTAGCAACATCACTATT